TAGGGTGTAATGCATTGTAATTTGCACTATGTTCTAGAATAATTTGAGGAGTATATGGAAACATGAATCCGTTAGTTTCAAGTAGTGGGATAAGCATTTTACTAGATTTATAGTTTTGCGGTACAGACAAGCGAACACGCCAGTCTTTATCAATTTCAGAACCCCATCTAGCATCAACAAATCCAGTACCGGCAGACGGAGCGGCTCCAGGTAACAAACCAATGGATCTTAGAGCTTTACCAAATCCTGTATCAGCGATTGCATTAGTAACTTTTTGTCCTACGTTGCTAGGGATATTTGAAATAGACTCGCCTATGTCCATTGCACTGCCCTGTAGCTTTTCTAAACTACTTTGTGGATCTTGTTGCGCCATATAGTTTCTCCTTATAGTATTATTTAGTTGACTTTATTAACAGAGTATATTATAATGTATATATTAACTTCGGAGATCATATGAGAAAAGTAAATTATCTAAACAACAAGGATATATTAAAAGAGATACACAAGTCGAAAAGCAAATTTTGCAGTTTTATTGAAAACGACTACAATCAATTTGATATAATCCTGCCAAGCATTGATAAAATCAACATTAGAACCATTGCTGAAGCAAAAAGAAACAAAGCAAAGCGGTTAAGTGTTGCTGATTACGATGCACGTAAGGCCGCTGGACAAAAAGTAAAACAAGCAGAATGTGAAGTAAACTACAAATCTATTACAAAAGAAGAGCTAATCTTCCGTATTATGACGTTTGATCATATTCCAGAAGAACCTGGACGTAAAAAGAACCCAAAAACTATAGCCGACACTAAAGTTAAGTTAAATTTTCCTCCATTCCAACATTATAAGTTTGATGATAATGGTGATCTCCAATTAGTTGGCAAAAGTCATTGGGAAGGTGGTATGGAAAACGGCCACTTTTCAAAGAGTCATGCAAAGGCAACAGACAAACTTGCTATGATGTGGATGAAGTTATGTGATAGATATGCAACAAGAGGCAATGTACGTGGATACACTTACAATGACGAAATGCGTGGACAAGCAATTCTACAGTTAGCACAAATTGGTCTACAGTTTGACGAATCAAAATCTAATAACCCCTTTGCTTACTACACTGCCGCTGTTACTAATAGTTTTGTACGTGTTATTAATTTAGAAAAACGCAATCAAAATATTAGAGATGACATTTTAGAAATGAACAATATGAATCCTAGTTATACAAGACAACACCAAGGTGAATGGGAAGCCGCACAAAAACGTGAAACTGACGCTACCAAAAAGTCTTGACTTATAGTATAAAAGCATGTATAATATAGACACTAACTATGGAGAAATCATTTGTTTAAAAAAGCGGCAGTATTCACCGACATACACTTTGGATTAAAAGGAAACAGCAGAGTCCATAATGACGACTGCGAAGAATTCGTAGATTGGTTTATTGAACAAGCAAAAGCCAACGGTTGTGAGACTGGTATCTTCTGCGGCGACTGGCATCATAATAGAAATAGTTTAAATTTAACTACAATGGATGCAACTATTCGTTGCCTTGAAAAACTTGGCGAAGCATTTGATAATTTCTACATGTTTGTAGGAAATCACGACTTATATTATAAAGATAAACGAGATGTAAGCTCTACTATTTTTGGTAGACACATTCCTGGTATTACATTAATTGATGAAATATACACACAAGATGATGTATCGTTAGTACCTTGGTTAGTTGGCGATGAATGGAAAAAGATAGAAAAAATAAAGTCTAAGTACATATTTGGTCATTTTGAATTACCTAGCTTTTATATGAACGCTATGGTACAAATGCCCGATCACGGAGACTTACGGCCTTCACACTTTAAGCATCAAGAGTACGTGTTTAGTGGACACTTCCACAAACGCCAGGTGCAAGGTAAAGTACATTATATTGGAAATGCATTTCCACACAACTATGCAGACGCATGGGATGATGACCGTGGTATGATGATATTAGACCGCGAGAACGATGCAGAACCTGTATATATTAACTGGCCTAACTGTCCTAAGTACAGAACTATTAAACTTAGTCAACTGATTGACGAAACTGATAAAATTATTAAACCTAAAATGTATCTGCGTGTTACATTAGATTTACCTATTAGTTACGAAGAAGCACAGTTTATTAAAGAAACATTTATTCAAAATCACGAATGTAGAGAAATTACACTAATTCCGCAAAAGCAAGTTGAAGAAATAACAACCGAAGTTGATATTTCGCATTTTGAAAGTGTAGATCAAATTGTAACTAAAGAAATTGCCGCTATTGAGAGTGACAGTTTTAATAAGAAAACACTATTGGACATTTATAACGAGCTATGATAAAAATTAAAGACCTTACAGTAAGAAACTTTATGAGTGTGGGTAATCAAACCCAAGCAGTTGATTTTAATAAAGATAATCTTACACTAGTACTCGGCGAAAACTTAGACCAAGGCGGTGACGACAGCGGATCACGTAACGGTACTGGTAAAACTACAATTATCAATGCGCTCTCATATGCATTATACGGCAAAGCACTTACAAATATTAGAGCAAATAACTTGATTAATAAAACCAACAGCAAAGGTATGTTGGTTACATTACACTTTGAAAAAGATGGTCAAGACTATAGAGTTGAACGAGGACGTTCTCCTAATGTATTAAAGTTTTATATTAATAATCAAGAACAAGAATTAACTGATGAGTCACAAGGTGACAGTCGAAGAACACAAGAATTTATTAGTGATCTGTTAGGTATGAGTCATGATATGTTTAAGCATATTGTTGCACTAAACACATATTCTGAACCGTTCTTGTCAATGCGACAAAACGATCAACGTGCTATTATTGAACAATTACTAGGTATTACTATCCTAAGTGAAAAAGCTGATACATTAAAAGAGCAAGTTAAAAAGACCAAAGACGAAATAAACGCTGAAACTGCTCGCATAGATGCTGTACAAAAAGCAAATTCGCATATTGAAGAAACTATTAAAAGTTTATCAGTAAAACAAAGTGCATGGAATAATAAAAAACAACAAGATGTATTATCATTACAAAAAGCTGTTGAAGAATTAGAACATTTAAACATTGATTCTGAACTAGATTTACATGAAAAACTACAAAATTGGACTGAACATAACAATGCTATTTTGGCTCTTAGAAAAGAATTAAGTACATTAGAGCCTGCACTATTACGTGCTGACAACAGTGTTAAAAAGGCGTCTAAAGATATCGCAGATTTAGAAGATGCTGTATGTTATACATGCGGGCAAGAGCTACACGCAGACAAAAAAGCAGAGATTGCAGAACGCAAAAACAAAGAATTTGAAGATGCTGTTGCATATCAAAGTGAAATTTCAAACAAAGTAAAAGACGTTACAAAAGGTCTTGATGAGATTGGCGACATTAATGGTAAACCTACTACATTCTATGAAACTGCTAAAGAAGCATATGATCATAGACAAAATGTTGAACAACTTCAACAAGCATTAGATAATAAATTAAAAGATGAAGATCCTTATACTGCACAAATTGATGATCTAAACAATAGTGCAATACAAGAAATTAGTTGGGATCAAGTTAATGAATTAACTAGTTTGCGTGAGCATCAAGACTTCTTACAAAGATTGCTTACAAACAAAGATAGTTTTATTCGTAAGAAAATTATTGATCAAAACTTAGCATATCTAAACAATCGTTTATCATATTACTTAGACAAATTAGGATTACCGCATCAGGTACAATTCCAAAATGATTTAAATGTTGAGATTACACAACTAGGACAAGACTTAGACTTTGATAACTTGTCAAGAGGAGAACGTAACAGACTTATATTAGGGTTATCGTTTGCATTTAGAGATGTTTGGGAAAGTTTATATCAAAATATCAACTTGTTGTTTATTGACGAACTTATTGATAGTGGTATGGACACCGCAGGTGTAGAAGGCGCACTAAGTGTTTTAAAGAAAATGACAAGAGAACGTGATAAAAATATTTTCCTAATTTCACATAAAGATGAACTTGTTGGTAGAGTTAATCATATTTTAAAAGTTGTAAAAGAAAACGGATTTACTAATTACGAAAACGATGTTGAAGTGGTAGAATAAATGTTAAGACTTGGTGTTAGGGGAAGTAAACTTGCACTAGCATATGCAGACCGTGTATGTAAAGAACTTTCCTGTGATACGCAAATAGAAGTTATACAAACAGATGGAGATTTAAATCCTGACACTCCTATACACGAAATAGGCGGCAAGGGTGTGTTTTGTAATGCACTAGAATATGCATTAACACAAGGATTGATTGACGTTGCTGTACACAGTTTAAAAGACATGCCAGGAGACATTGAACATCCTGACTTAGAAATTAGTGCTGTATTAGAACGTAATGAATCATATGATGTTTTGTTAGGTAGTGTGTTTGATGGATTTATATTAGGTACTAGTAGTCCAAGACGCAAAGCACAACTTGAGAGTTTATATAGTAATTTAAATGTACAAATAAAACCTATTAGAGGTAATATAGACACTCGTATAAAAAAACTTGACAACAAGGAATATGATGCTATAGTATTAGCACAAGCTGGACTTCAAGCACTTGGTATAGACAGAATCAGTACACGATTACCTATTATACCAGCTGTAGGACAAGGCATTATTGCATTACAAACTGTTAAAGGTAGTAAAGCAAGTAGTATTGTTAAAGAAGTAAATCACGATTTAACATTTAGGCAAGCACAATTAGAAAGAGCATTATTAAAAGGCATAGGCGGAGATTGCACTACAAAAGTAGCGGCTCACGCAACAGGCAACAATCCAATCAAACTAGAAGCAGTGTATTATGATTAAAGACGATACACACGATAAATTAACTAAGGCATACATGGCTTACTTTAAGGCTAACGAAAAGTTTGAAGCAAGAAATAGTGTAAGAACACACAGAGAAAGCAGAAGATGGTTACGAGAAATACGCATACTTGCAAAAGAGCGTATGGACGAAATACATACAAAGCACAATACCAAAACCAAAGGCAATAATTCATAGGCTCATATAAGTATACTCATGCAGTGGACTTATAAAGGTAAAAAAGTAGATAGTATTCCAGACGAGTATGAAGGATTTGTTTATCTAATAACAAATAAAAAAACTGGGCAAAAATACGTAGGCAAAAAACTAGCAAAATTTAAAACTACTAAGCCACCACTCAAAGGCAAAAAAAATAAGCGTAGAGGTTACAAAGAAAGCGACTGGAAGACTTACTATGGTAGCTCTGACAGACTAAACGCAGATGTAGCAGAACTAGGCGAAAAGCATTTTACAAGAGAAATACTATACCTATGTAAAGGTAGGGGCGAAATGTCCTACATAGAGGCACGAGAGCAGTTTGACAGGCGAGTACTTGAAACAGATGAATACTATAATGGTATTATTAATGTTAGAGTAGGCGGATCAGACAAGCTAAAGCAGGCATTGCTAGAACATCATATCAAGGCAAAACATTCCAACACATAAGGTTGGCGGGCCAGTTTGAAAATACCGCTGTGGAAAAAGCTCTCGTATAGAAGCACACGTACATATTGATTGACACACCAGAGTGTGGAAGCCACCAAACAAATTGGGCTCACTAGTTGATATAGATTGAATGTTGGCAGTCGAAAAACACAACACAGTACATAAAAACTCTTTAGCAATAGGAACGAAGCGAGAGGTAATGTATTATAAACTGCACATTAACCTAGTTAATGTACGTTTTATGTTACATATGTCGACGTAGGTTGGGAAAGGTCAGAGCCCATTGTACTTTGTGTATAAACAATTACCTACTTCCAAAGTCTCGGCTGTGGCGAACTCACATGAAGCTCAAGATTGGATGGAACCGTAAACAGGTTCCGTCTGACTGAAACAATCTACATGAAGCAATTACAATGTTACTATCGTAACATTGCTTTAATTCATATCTATTACTTCTATCAACAAACGAAGTAATGTAGTTTGAGCGTTAGCGAAAACTTGTTTCGTGCAACGAAACATATAAATACATTTAATAAAGTGTTAAGGTAGTTAAAATGAATATATATGAAATTGTAGCTCTGAATGAAGTAGAAGTTCCTGATGGAGCAGTAGTTCAAGCGGCACCTGGAGTAAATAATACTTATTATCGAGTAACATATCCTCCTGAAATGAATAGATTGAATGACGTGGTTACTGGAGAAGACGCGGCTAGAAAACAGTATTCTGATGAAGTTGATAAATGGAATGCTTCTTCTAAGCAACGTCAAAGAGAAGAACGTAAACGAAACAAAGCAGAAGCAAAACGTAGAAAAATACGTGCAAAAGAATTAGATGCTTTAGCAAAAGACGTAGTAAGAAATCCAAATGGTGCTAATGCTAATAATTTATTCAAAACCTCACGTGGTCTTGTTAAAAGATCATTGTTTGGTGCCGGTATTGTTGGTGCCGGAGCTTTTGAAGATCAAGCACTAATAGCATTTCAAAATTACATTGACAATCCGGCCCAGCTTGCGGACAATGAACGTCAAGATGTGTTAGACGGGCAACTAGAAGGTATTATGGCGGCACAATTAACTTTGTTAACACCTCAAGTCTTTAGTCTAATACGAACTGCTGTCAAAGGCGGTTACTCTGCTGTAAAGGGTCTTGTGAAAGGTCTAAGAGCTATTAACCTTGCTAGTTCATTAGCAATGGGTGCTACAATAGTTGGAGCAATTCCTGGATTAATAAAATTTATTGCTGTTGAAGGTGCTATTTGGGCAGTAATATATCTTATAATGAAAAGTGAATCTGCACAGAAAGTTTTATCAAAAATTATAACTGAATACTATGTTGGTAGAATGTGGACTGGTGTTATTAACAATGGTTTCCAAGGGTTGGCGTCATTTGTTGAAATTGCTAATAGAAGCACAGTAGATAACGCAACAATAAACAGAGTAACTGGAGACTTACAGAAAACAATGGGTCTTAGCCAAGACGAAGTACAGAAATCGCTTGCAAATGAGCCAGGAACTGTTAATAAGAATCCTGACGCTATTGAGCCAGGTGGCACACCTAGTATGAAGCAATGGCAAAACAACGACGGTGATGTAGGTAATATATCTGATCCAAGCCATCCTAATAATAAAGCTCTAGACTAAATTATAGGCTGACCAGTTTTTTTTGCCGTTTCAATATTTTCTTCAATAATTTTGTGAAGTATCTCAATATCTTCAATATCACTGTTAAATAAATCAGTAGCTTGTACGCCACCTCTCATATACCATGCTATTTTATAAACATTATACTTTAGTGCTTTTGCCTGACTATCTAAGTTATCGCTTAGTTTCTGGACGTCAGCGTCTGTGAATGAAACTAAGCTACTGCGAAAAAACTTGCGTAATCCAAATTAGGTGCAGTTTTATTTTTTGCACCACATTCTGAACACTCAACTTCAACAGGATCCATTTTAGCATTTTCCTGATTGCTTAGATAAGTTTCTTTAACAGCATTATACAAATCTTTATCACCTTCAAGTAAAAAATCTTGCATAAATTTAGGATTATCTTCTGAATTACCGTCTGGAGTTTCAATTCTAATAATTGTAGATAAAACTGCAAACTTTGTAATATCATTTAATTGATCATATAAACTGTCAAGTTCTTCTTGCTTTTGATCACTTTCGTCCATTTTTGATACACGCTGAAATAATGTACGTTGCACTTGTACGTTGCGTTGTTGTATTTCTGTGTACTCTTTATATGTTAATGGTCGTAAATGGAATTTAAAATCATTACATTCTATTAATGTGTCATGTTTTAAATTTTGTACAAAATCTAAAATACTTTGTATGTCCATAGTATAATCATCTTGATTTGAACATTCACTGCATGTTGTTGATAGTTGCAAGTTAGATCCATAGCTTGCTAATCTAATAGAAGCTAATATATAATCCATATCGGTCATTGGTATTATCCATGGATCTACAATAGCAGGAATACAACTTTTTATAACTTTAGTAATTGCATTTCCTGTGTATAAAGCATCAGGAGTTTTAATAGCAATCTCGTCATTAGCTGTCATGCTATATACTTCTAATTCTTCTGATTTCTCTAATTTGTCTTTTGGATACCAAATACCCTTGCTTGGTAGATCAATGTATAGTTTAGGCTGACGTTTAAATTTTGCCAGCGAATTGTTATTGTCCATGTGTTGTTTCCTAGGATAAATAGTTTATGTACAATTATTTATATTGTATTTTTAATTAATTTGGAAGATCTGAATGGCTAATGATGACATAGACTCAAAGAAAGCCCAAGACGGACTAAACAAAGTTGCAAGCGCGGCTAATAGAGTTAGTGATGCTTTTGGCGGAATATTAACCGGCGTACCAAAATCTGTTGGAGGTGTATCTGAAGCATTTAAAGATCTTCATCCTGCACTAGGACTTGCTAATAAAGCAATAAAAGGATTTGAAGGTTACGTAGGTGTAATTCAAGCTCTATCATCATCTGGTATTAACTTTGGTATGCAGATTGATGAAATGATTCTGCAAGCTGGTGCGGCAAGAATGCAAATTGGTGATCTAGCAAGAGTAGCAGGAGAAAGTTCTGAACAATTAGCACAAATGGGTGCTGGTGCAGATGCAGGCATAAGAGGCTTCCTTGCAAGACAAGCTGATTTTTATGATCAAACTGAAACACTATTTGAACAAAGACTAAAACGTCTTGGACTAACTGTTGATGATATTAATGATAGATTTATGGCTTACGATCTTATACAAAACGTAGCTAATATAACAGAAAGAAAAGTTGGTCAAGAAAGAAATAAACGTGCTACTGAATTTGCTGAAGCATTAGATGAAGTTGCAAAATTAACTGGTAAGCAAGCACAAGAACTTGCAAAAAATGTTGAAGCAACTGCTAGAGAAGGCAGAGTATTTGCTAGTATGCAACTTCTTCCTGAAAGTGTAAGAACAGAGTTTGCAACAGAATTACAATCGTATGCTGAACGTAACGGTCCGTTACTAGGTAACTTTATGAAAGATATGGTTACGCAAGGTTTCCCAAGTCCAAACGATCCAGCAATGTTAATGATTAACAGTTTTGCTCCACAACTAGCAGGACATTTTGAACGCTACAATGCGGCAATGAAAGCAGGACAAACTGATCAAGCACAAATACATTTAGATAGAGCACAGATAGAAGCGCAATCATTGCGTACTAATAAAAACTTTTTAGAGATAGTTAGATTTGCAGGAGCAGGAGTAAGTGAATTTGCTGGCGCTGCCGGTGAAGTTAGTACATCACTAAACAATAGTTCAGTTGTATCTGATTCGGCAATAAAAAGACAATTATTAGCCGCTGATAAAAATTTAAAAGCAGAAGATATTACTGCTCAAATGATCGATAAGCGAAGAAAAGAAATAGTTGAACAAAATAAAAAAGCACAACAAGAAGATCGCACAGGACCTGATGCACTGTATCAAAACTATATTAAGAGTCTAACAAAGCTACAACAAATAGGCGAATCTACACAGCAACTAGCAGTTGAACAATCATTTAAGCTAGTAACTAGAGGTGTAGCAGTATTAGCAGACAGTATTGCAGGAATAGATCCAGAAAACTTAGGAGCGTCTTTTGAAAGTGGAATTAGTAATATACTATCTAAATTAGCACCAGATGAACAATCTGGAAGCGTTGGTGAAGGTAAGTTGAACGAACTGTTAAGCGTCTTGCACCAATCTTCGACACAATATAACGCAGGTTCAGACACTGCTAAAGAAATTCAAAAAATGGTTGAGCAAGTAAACAACCTTATAAAAACATATAACGATGAAGGCCAAACAGGTTTAACACAAGAACAACAGACGCTTAGAAACCAAGTAGTTAGTAATATGCAAGATATATTAAGTGATATGTCAAATCCTAATATAGCACCGCAAAGTTCTGAAGAAATTAAAAAAATGCTTGAAAGAATTAAACAATTATCTTCGTTTAATGCAGGTACAATGGGTGCAGGCAAACTATTTAAAGATTTTGGTAGCGAAACATTAGCAAAACTACATGGATTAGAAGCAGTAACTACACCTGAACAAATGGCTTCTATTGTAAAAAATAGTTCAGCAGGAACTATGGAATCATTAGTTGAACAGTTTAATAGTGGAAGTTTCCAAAAAGCGGCTCAAATACTAACGCCAGTAATGGATCAGTTAGCCAGGAATAACGTGTCTGCCCTAAACGGAATGTTAAATACTGTTAGAACACAGGTATCTACAGGTGCTAATAATCAGTCAGTAGATATTGATTTAACAAAACTAGAAGATGCTATAATGAAATTACCATCGCAATTTAAAAAGCCAATGGAAGAAGCACTGACAAGCTCAATGAAACCATCGATAGAAGCAGTTGCACAAAACACATTAAAAAGTGCAGATTACAACGAGCGAACCTTTAAAAATACTAAAGGCATGAATGGCGACTATATGAGGGGAGCATAACACATGAGTTGGAAAAAATATTTCACACCAGTAGAAACAAGTAATGGTGTAGACGGAACATACAGTCCTATAAACGGAGCAGGCGCAGGTGCACGACCAGGACCTGCTAGATCAAACTATTCAAGTTACTTGCCTGATGTTTATGTAGGTAGTCCAAATAGAGTAGAACGCTATGGACAATATAACACAATGGATAACGATAGTGAAGTTAATGCGGCACTAGATATCCTTGCTGAGTTTTGTACACAAATGAATGATGAAAACGGAACTAACTTTAAGTTTCATTTTAACAAACCTGCAACAAATTCAGAAATACAGATTCTTGGACAATATCTAAAACAATGGTGTAAAGCACAAAAGTTTGAAACACGTATGTTTAGAATATTTCGTAACGTTTTTAAATACGGCGATGCAATTTTTATTAGAGATCCAGAAACTAAAAAATGGTATCATGTTGACCCTGCAAAACTAACACGTATTATTGTAAACGAAAGTGAAGGCAAGCGTCCTGAACAGTATGTAATTAAAGATTTTAATTTAAACTTCAGAGATATGGTTGCAACTACTCCGCATGTTACCAATGGTAATATACAAGGTGGTGTTTCAAATTCATTTAATGGTAGTGGTAGAGGCATGGTTGGTAATGCACCGCAACAATCAGGTTCACGATTTACAACTGAAGACGGCGAAGTTGCTGTTGATGCAGAACACATAATACATTTAAGTTTAAGTGAAGGATTAGACAACAACTACCCATTTGGTAATTCATTACTTGAAAGTATATTTAAAGTTTATAAACAAAAAGAATTACTCGAAGATGCTATTATTATCTATCGAGTACAACGTGCGCCAGAGCGCAGAGTATTCTACGTTGATGTGGGCAACATGCCATCACACCTTGCTATGCAATTTGTTGAGCGTGTTAAAACGGAAATACACCAAAGACGTATCCCATCGGCGACTGGAGGCGGTCAGAATGTCATAGACAGTAGTTATAACCCCTTGTCAATTAACGAAGATTACTTCTTCCCACAAACTGCTGAAGGTAGAGGATCTAAAGTTGAAACACTACCAGGTGGTACTAACCTTGGAGAAATTGATGACCTTAGATATTTTACTAATAAGCTCGTACGCGGCTTACGAATTCCTTCCAGCTATTTGCCTACGGGTGCTGATGATGGAGCAAGCTCATTCCAAGATGGAAGAGTCGGCACTGCATACATTCAAGAGTTAAGATTTAATAATTACTGTGAAAGACTACAAGGTCTAATTACAGAACAGTTTGCACAAGACTTTAAACGCTATCTATTAGAACAAGGTGTAAATGTTGACACTGCAATGTTTGACTTAGAATTCCAAGCACCACAAAACTTTGCGGCATATAGACAAAGTGAACTTGACAATGCACGTATACCTAGTTTTGGACAAATACAACAAATACCATTTATATCAAATCGTTTTGCAATGAAACGTTTCTTAGGCATGAGTGCTGAAGAGATTGCAGAAAACGAACGTATGTGGCGTGAAGAAAATGATGAAACATTAAACAGTGGCGGTTCAGATGCCGCAGGCGAAATGAGAAGCGCAGGCATTAGTTCAGCGGGCATTAGTTCAGACATTGATGGTGCTGAAGATATCGGTGACGATGAGATTACTCCAGAAGTAGGCTCCGAAGGTACACCACCAGAAACTACTACAGGACAAACAGTTGGTGGTTCAACAGCGCCAGCAGGCGAACAGACAATATAAAGCATAAATAATAATATGATACTAAGAGAACTATTTTACTACGATAAAGAAACACTAGAACCTACTGAGAATGATCAGTATGACCCTACCTATGACGATTCTATTGTTGATAGTTCCGACACAAGAAAAACAAGATTAACATTACGCCAAATCAGTCGCGCTCGCAAAGCTGCCGAAGTACATACTAAAGAACAAGTTAAGGAACTTGACTTTGTAAGACAAATGTATGGAATAGCACAACAGCAAGCGGCGATGGCATAAATGGCAAAAGTAGACAAAACTAAACTTTCAAAAATAGAGTGGCAAATTTTAAAAGAGCAAAGACGCTATGAAAAACAGCAGTCTGCGTTATCTAAAGAATTAGTTGTTCCAGAAGTAAGATCTAAACGTTTTGACACAGCATTTGTCATTGGTAATGGTACTAGTAGAACTCCAATTGAATTACATGATTTAAAACCGCATGGTAAAATATATGCATGTAATGCAGTTTATAGAACATTTGATCCTGACTACTTAGTAGCAGTAGATGTTAAAATGATTCTTGAAATAAACAAAAGCAAGTATCAACATAGACACGAAGTTTGGACTAATCCTAATAAGTCATATCAAAATCTATTAGGTTTTAATTATTTTCAACCTAGCAAAGGATGGTCAAGCGGACCTACTGCATTATGGTTAGCAAGTGAACATTCTTATAAACGTATTTTTATTTTAGGATTTGATTTTAAAGGTCTTGAAAACGGTAGTAAATTAAATAATTTATTTGCTGATACAATGAACTACAAAAAAAGTTCGGATAGTGCAACGTTTTTTGGTAATTGGATGCGTCAAACTAAAAATGTTGTTAGTACACACAGCGATATTGAGTTTATAAGAGTAATAGCACCTGATAACTATATTCCTGAAGAACTAAATAAATTTAGTAATTTAAAGCACATTACTATTGAAGATTTTGAAAAAATGTTCAATTTTTCTCAGCACTAGCCAAAACGAACCGTTTTGAGCCTCTTTTAGTGCGTATTTTATCCAATATGTTAAATACAATTGACAGCCTTACCATAGGTAAAACATTTAACAGGAGATAAAAAATGGCAGATTTAAAGAAATTTGAAGAAATGCTTGAGCGCCTAGTCAATGAAGACAAAGCCGGTGCTGAAGAGCTTTTCCACGAAATCGTAGTTGAGAAATCACGCGAAATATACGAAAACTTATTAGAAGATGATCTAGACGACGAAGCAGTTGACGAAGCTACTGATGAAGAAGTAGATGAGTCAGATGACGAAGATTTAGATGAAGCTACTGATGAAGAAGTAGATGAGTCAGATGACGAAGATCTAGACGAAGATACTGACGACAAAGAAGTAGACGAAGGTTTTAACCTAGACGAGTTTGAAGTTGAAGCAGATCCAATGGCACCAGCAATGGATGACATGGGCGGCGATCCAGCAGATGACATGATGGGTGACGTTGAAGCAGATCCAGAAATGGATGACGAAGGTGAAGGTGATGTTGAAGATCGTGTTGAAGATCTTGAAGATGCACTAGATGACCTAAAAGCAGAATTTGATAAAATGATGTCAGGTGATGACGAAGGTGACGACGAAGCAGAAGATGAGCCAGAAATGGACATGGACGCTGAAGATGAGCCTGAAGAAGAAGCAGTAGCTTTTGAATCAGATGACGAAGAAGTTGACGAAGCAACTGATGATGATGTAGAAGAAGCATCAGCTCCTAAGTCAAACACAGAGCAGATGCGCGAATATGTTGAAAAAGTAGTAGCACCAAAAGGCGAAGACAACAAGTCTAAGTCAACTGTTGCTAGTGCAAACAACATGGGCGGCACTGCATCTAACTTGAACCAGGGTGATACAGGCGATGTAGTTGAAGCTGGCAAAGGCGCACTAAAAGGTAATGCTGTAAGTGACCAAAATGCCAAAGAAGACGATCATGGTAATGTAAACAAACCAGGTGCAAAGGCTGGAAAAGCACAAAGTGCTGTAACAGCAGGCCACGGCGCAGAGAAAAAAGGCGCAGGCGAAACAGCTGACAATAAAAAGTCAACTATTGGAAGCTAAAAGGGACTTATAGATGAACAACTATTTACGAGAGCATTTGACATTCGACCAAGCAAACATGGTTGTTGAGTCTACCGAAAACGCTAAGGGCGGCAAAGACCTTTATATGAAAGGCATCTGCATACAAGGTGGAGTGCGTAACGCAAACCAACGTGTATACCCTGTAAACGAAATAGGTAGGGCTGTCAAAACTCTCAATGATCAAGTTAGCGGAGGATACAGTGTACTCGGAGAAGTTGATCATCCAGAAGGTCTGAACATTAATTTGGATCGCGTAAGCCATATGATCACAGAAATGTGGATGGATGGCCCAAACGGTTACGGAAAAATGAAAATTCTACCAACTCCGATGGGACAGTTAGTACAAACAATGCTGGAAAGTGGTGTTAAACTAGGTGTTTCATCGAGAGGAAGTGGTAACGTAGTAGAAGGCAGTGGCGAAGTTAGTGATTTTGAAATCATTACAGTTGACGTTGTTGCCCAACCAAGTGCTCCAGGGGCGTATCCAACGCCTATATATGAGCATTTAATGAATGCCCGTGGTGGGTATAAGGCATACGAATTGGCACAGGCAACTAAACACGACGACAAGGCACAAAAGTATTTAAAAGAATCGCTGGTTAATATAATCAGTCGACTCCAATAAAAGGAGACTATAATGTTGGATGCACTAAAAACTTTATTTGAAAACGATGTTGTTTCAGAAGAAGTGCGTCAATCTATCGAAGAAGCATGGGAAGCTAAAATTACGGAAAACCGTAAAGCAGTCACAGCTGAGCTTCGTGAAGAGTTTGCTAAAAAATATGAGCATGACAAAGGTACAATGGTTGAGTCAATTGACAAACTATTGGAAGAGCGTCTAGCATCAGAACTTCAAGAGTTTGCAGAAGACCGCAAACAACTAGCAGAAGCCAAAGCAAAATATGCAGTAGCACAGCGTGAAAACGCTAACCTAATGCAAAAATTTGTAATGGAAACGTTAGGTAAAGAAGTTGGCGAATTACACGAAGATCAAAAAGCTATGGCAACAAAGTTTGCTACCCTTGAAGAATTCGTAGTTGAAGCACTATCTAAAGAAATTGCAGAGTTTTATGAAGATAAGAAAGACTTAGCTGAAACCAAGGTAAAACTTGTAAGAGAAGCTAAAACAAAATTTGCACAAGTTAAGAAAGAATTTGTTGCGAAAGGTGCAACATTGGTATCTGAAACAGTTTCTAAGAAACTGGGTCAAGAAATTGGCCAGTTAAAAGAAGATATCGAAACTGCACGTACTAACGACTTTGGTCGCAAACTATTCGAGGCATTTGCTGCCGAGTATAGCACAAGCTACCTAAACGAAAAGTCAGAGACTGCAAAATTGCTCAAAGTCATTGATATGAAAGAAAAGCAAATTGCAGAAGCAAAAACCTTAGCCGTTAAGGCTAAAGCTCTTGCAGAGTCAGCTACTTCTGAAAAGAAGACTTTAGTTGAAACTGCTAAGAGAGAAAAGAAATTAAACGATTTAGTTGCGCCATTAGGTGTAGCTCAACGTGAGATTATGACAGACTTACTGGAAAGCGTACAAACTGAAAGACTTCAGAGTTCGTTCGATAAGTATCTCCCGGCAGTAATTGACGGAAACACTCCAGCTAAGAAGAAGGCGAAAATAACAGAAGGCAAAGAAGTAACAGGCAACCGTGACGAAATGTCACAAACTAACGTTAGTTCACAGGCGGACGCAAAAGACAACTTAGTTGACTTTAAACGTCTAGCTGGATTACATAATTAAGGAGAAACCAAATGTCAGAACTATTAGAAGGTCGCTGGCAGGACACTAAAACTGCACTTCTTGAAGGCCTATCAGGCACAAAGAAAGCTGTAATGGAATCAACTCTTGAAAATACTCGTAAGTATCTTTCAGAGGCCGCAACAGCAGGTGCAACTAGCGCAGGTAACGTAGCAACTTTAAACAGAGTTATTTTACCAGTGATTAGACGTGTTATGCCAACAGTGATTGCAAACGAAATTGTAGGTGTTCAGCCTATGACTGGCCCAGTAGGCCAAATCCACACACTACGTGTACGTTACAGTGATGCAGGTGACAATGTCGCCGCAGGTGATGAGGCTCTTAGCCCATTCAAAATTGCTGCCGCGTATGCTGGTAACGATGACGACAGTAACCCTGAAGCCTCAGCAACAGGCTCTATGGAAGGTACAGCTGGTAAGCGTTTAAGCATCCAGATTCTAAAACAAACAGTCGAAGCTAAGACACGTAAATTGTCAGCTCGCTGGACTTTTGAATCAGCTCAAGACGCACAATCTATGCATGGTATTGACGTAGAAGCTGAAATTATGGCGGCTTTAGCACAAGAAATTACTGCTGAAATCGACCAAGAAGTATTAACTTCGTTACGTGCATTAGCAGGTACAGTAGAAACTTATGACCAAGCGGCTGTAAGTGGTACTGCTACTTTTGTTGGTGATGAGCATGCCGCATTGGCAGTTCAAATCAACAGAACTGCTAACTTGATTGCACAGCGTACAAGACGTGGCGCTGGTAACTTTGCAGTTGTTAGCCCATTTGCGCTAACAATCCTACAAAGTGCAACAACAAGTGCATTTGCTAGAACAACTGAAGGTTCGTTCGAAGCACCAACTAACACTAAAATGGTTGGTACATTGAACAATGCTATGAAAGTATATGTTGATTCATATGCATCAGATAGCACACCAGTATTAGTTGGTTACAAAGGCTCAAGTGAATCAGATGCGGCAGCGTTCTATTGCCCATACATTCCATTGATGTCAAGTGGCGTTGTATTAGATCCAACATCATTCGAACCAGTAGTGTCATTCATGACACGTTATGGTTACGTTGAGTTATCTAACACAGCATCGTCGCTAGGTAACGCGGCAGATTACTTAGGTGAAGTTGCTATTACTAACGGTAACGTTAGCTTTAGCTAAACTAAGTTTTACTAAAACGGAAAATAGGCTCTTCGGAGCCTATTTTTTTGACTAAATTATCTGCTTGACTTTTTGTTTCAAATAAGGTATAAATTATGTACAAACAAAAACTTATGAAACATAAACATTTAATAGTACGAGCAGAAGTAAGTAATCCTCCAATATACGAACAAACTATTACTGATTGGGCTTCTAATTTAATTAGAGACATTGGTATGAAGATTATGATGGGTCCTTATGTTAAGTATTGTGATATGGAAGGTAACAAAGGATTTACTTGTGTTACTATTATTGAAACATCACATGTAGCAATACACATATGGGACGAACAATCTCCAAAATTAATGCAACTAGATGTCTACACTTGTGGCGAGTTAGACACACGAATAGTATTTGATGCGTTAGATAAGTTTGATCCTGTAAAGATTGACTTTAAATATTTGGATAGAGAAAACGAATTTATTCAAGTACTAAGCTAAATAATTATACGTTCATCCTACGGGACGGAAGTAGCACATTGCGAAGGAACGCACTTTAACTTTAATTAGGAGAAGTGTATGACTAACTATACCCTTTGGTGTTATAAAAAATTAATTAAACAACATCACATTAAAAAAATAAATGACATTTTATTAAAAAAAATGTATCTTTATGGTTGACATCTAATACAAAGATGTTATTATGTATATATAAGTTAGACGACGGTGTAACTTAGATAGTGCAAGGAAGAGGTGTTACAGGCACTGAACTTGACGAGTAGCTGTAGTGGCATTGCATGACTGTGGAGACATGGAGATGTATTTTCGAACGTAACTGTTTGATGCGAGGTTTGCGGGAAAAACAGACAGACTGTTAACCG